ATGCTGTTAAAAATGCATATTTTACCTCTCTCCTCATAAAAGGGAATGTATTTTTCGCGCGCAAAAAAAGAGTATAAAAAAAAACAGAGACACAATTACGCATCTCTGTCTCAAAAATATATTTAGCTATTATTTCTCAGATACCTTATCAGTATCCATATTAATCAAAGACCGCCAGTGCAAATGGTCAGTACCAAATCCAAAATCAATCCGGCAGTACCACGCTTCTTTCTATTCTTACTCATCTTTAAGCTCTCCTTTCTTAAATACATGACTGATTGTGTTTCTTGCCTTATCAGTTACTTCTGAAACTTTTTCTTTTCTGTGGTCTCTACGTTCCTGTTTCTCTATTGCTTTCTGTTCTTTAAGTTCAGCTTTGGCTTTTTCTTCATCTTCAAAAATTTTTATACTGGCATCAATCACTTCTTGAGTTATGTATTTTAAATATACAGTCGTTCCTTGATTTACAGATGTGCCCTGCTTAGGACTTGAAGCGATAACTTGAAAATTAAAACAGTCCTTATATTTCTTATCTGCATCTTTAACGACCATCTTACTTTCGGAATATTTCAATCCGCTATCAGATAATAATATTTTTGCTTGATCCAAATCTATCGGAAAGTCTTTACGATATAAATCTGGAATTATAACTTTAATATCAGTTTTATCAGATTTATCTTTAGATTTATCCATTGCTTTTTCAACCATTGGTGATGCTGCTTGAACTAATCCTGCCACAGCTCCTATTGCCCCGAGAACACCAGCATAGTTTTTGTTTGATTTATTATTAGATGCCATAACACTTGCTCCTCCATATATCCAGAATATCAATATGGAAACGCAAAATAAAAAGTGCGCCCCATTTGAGAGACGCACCGAAAAAGGCATCTCCCATTGTTGCCACACAATCTTGCTTTCCGTCTAAGGGTACAAGTAAAGAGAGAATACACTTTTTACCAAAGTCATTCCCTTAAACGTTTAGCAATATATGATTGTGTGGCTCTTAAATTATACCATAGCTGAAATTAAATTTAAAGTCACTTCTTGAGTTGGAACTACCTTCTTGGACAAAAACCCAAAAATTTTTGCTAATTATATATATTTATTAAACTTTTTCTTCGCATTAGAGTTGAAAAAAAAGTGGGTTTTTGACCAAAGTTGGATATCCAAGAACTCGGAACCCGCATAAATACTGGGTTTGCGGACATTCGGTCTATGGACAAAAACGTTTTAAAAAGTGGGCAGAAAACCCAAATTTTTGACCAAACTTGGATATCCACTAAATGTTTTTCGCACTTTTGCCCAAATTTTTTAGTCTCTGCCCGTTTTTATTTTTCCAAAAGTGGGCAGAAAATGACCAAAAATGATTAAATGGATATCCAAGAATTCAACCAATTTTCATCAATTTACCCGGTATGCCTCAGTAAATTATGCTGCATTCTTAGTCCTCTTCTCAGAATTTCAGCCTTTGGCATACCATATTCAGTCGATAATTCATCTAAAATAGACTCCTCACTGTCCGACAAACGCAATCTATACTGCTTATTTTTCACTTCACCGTCATCTCTAGGCGGTCTTCCACGTCTGTTCACTACTAAAACTACCTCCAAATCTTAAAAATTTCTTCTATGATACGGCATATTTCTTCGGAATACAGGAATATATGTATACTCTGCTCGAACGTAAAAGTCTCTATAACATCGATAATCCGTCACCTTTATAGGTTTTCCAGGCTCAATAACCTTAGATAATTTCCCGAAAAGTTCCCTTAATCGTTCGGCAAATTTCCTCATAGCCTCCTTAACTTTTTCCCACACATCACATAATGTCCGTAAAATATCATCATATTCCATTCTGTTACCTCCAAATTTTACCTGTTTTACAGTCTTTTATAGCAATTCTTCCTTCAATATGAAATCCAGCCAACTCGCATATAGTAAATATAGTATTTAAAAGCTTGTGGAAACGTTCTTCATCTTCTGATGATGTTTTGTTTTCTACAGGTGTTTTCTCTACATTATTTATTGCACTATACGCAGTTGGGTCCGGATAACCTTCTGGATTTCTGTAACCGAACCCACTAATCATACGCATTTACTTCTCCTTAGCCTGTTATTTCTTGTCCTTCTTTTCTCTGTCTAACTCATTCATGAGGTTCTCAATATTCACATTTGAACCTCTTTCGATCATAGCTTTCGCAATTTTGCCAAGTGTCTCCATCTTTGACTCATATTCAAAGCTTTCCAAAATTCTGGTTGTAAGTGTGTATACCAAGATAAACACCACAAATAACAGTATTAAAATAGGTAATAACTCATTAATTGTCATCTTTCATTTCCTCCGCTTCCTTATCGATTAAATTTTTCCATTTACACTTTTTGTTTGTACCATCACCATGAATATCATAACAATCCTCAATATTACAGCCGATGCATTCGTCGATTTCGCCACATTCATTTCTACTTGGCTCGAAGAATATATAATGAATAAAATTCCACCATATTATCAGTCCAATGCTGAATGATGGTATTACTACAAATACAATAAGTAGTGCTGTACAAACACTAATAATTCTTGCTAACATTTCGTGTCCTCCTGTCGAATATTTTTCTGATGTAATGAATTTAAGAAGTTTCTTACAGCTTCTTCCGAATTGTTGTCAATTATAACTGTTGTGTTTACTGGCTGTACACTTTTGGCGATATTCTTCAAACTTGCATCTATAGATTTAAGAGTTTTCAAAATATCAGTATCATACTTATCATGTGTCATATTGTTTCGTTCTCCTTTCCGTTATGCCATAATTTCTTATCTGATAAATCCCACTCAAGAGTTGCTCCGCATAAGGGGCACTTTTCATCAATCTTCTTAGCTGAGTGCTGTACCTCCCGCCCGCAAACACAATATCCATAAATTACAGCACTGATATAAGACTTCCAATAGTCCTTTACTATAACTGTCAAAATATCACTCCTTACCCATAAGACTTCCTCTATATTTCATAAAATCGTCAAGTTCTTTTTCTGTAGCTTTCCGCTTATTGCATCCATCTACGCAAGTATCACAGGAAATCCAACTTGTAAGCATAGCCATATCACATCCATCACACGGATCTGGCTTCTTATGAAATATCTTTCTTAACCACTTCAGCATTATACTTATCCCCTATCTTCCAATGTTCTTATATTCTGTATAGACTTTATTCTGGCAGTAATATAAATTATAATCATTCTGCTCTATATACCACCACAATTTTTTATGACCAGCTTTTAAATAATCATGACAGTAATAGGTCTCTTGATACTGATTATCTACCATCTGTCTGAAACTAAGCTCGTCAATATCATCTGAATTCGCACAAAATACAGCTATACGATTAATAAGATCTTCTGTAAAATTCTCGGTCACTACAAACACAACCCTGACGATTGCACAATTTTGTCGTTTGATACTGTATAACTGCTCTAAGCTATGTAAGTGGTACACTACCCTGTTAAATGCATCATATGGTGCTCCAGCAGCATTAGGTAAACTCGTATGAAGTTCTATGTTTAAATCTTCTGTAATTTCAAAAAATTTATCATACCAGTCCTTGTGTTCACTATAATGCCATAATGGGTCTCCACCTCCAGATAAAGAAACCCAATTACACCGATTCCTTACAATTTCGAGCCACAATGAGTCCAAACCATTAATTGTTGTTCTAGGAATATCTAGGTTGTTATTCTTAACGATGCAATATGGACAAGTATAGTGACATCCAAAGTTGGTGATAATGCTTATATACTTATCATTCATTCCGCACCTCCAGTAATCAACTCAGAATATGGAAGAGTCTCAATCCATTTACAGAATTCTCGCCATTCATCCAGCTTATGATCCTTACGAGAATTATAAATATTCGCCAGCACCTCGTAATTCATCATAACATTACGTGTCTGGTTATAGCTTCTCGGTTCGTATTTAATACTCCAATAGTGGTTCTTAAAGCATCCAGAGGAGAAAATATTATCGGGCATTCAATCGATCCATTTTTAGGCGGGTCTTTATACCAGATAGCATCGTTATTATCTCCGATCCAGTCTGAAATCAAATGTTCACAGCTAAAATCCTCCAGTGTAAACTCTTTCTCCTGGATCTTGTGCATCGTACTACAGCTGTTAGCGACCGTTCCAACTTTGTATGTATCAAATTCTTTCCACCAATATAAAGGTGCCGTAATTCTCACATACACCGGCATCATTCTCATGAACTTTCTATGATCTGTACCGGCATTAGCTAAATGTTGCATAAGATAGGCGTCGTTGGTTCCGATGAAATAATCATCATTCCATTGAACATTGGTGTCTCTGGTTGCCGTGCCACAACTACTATCGCCCTTCTCCCAGCTATTCATAGGATTCCGCATCCCTTCAATAATAAACGCTATCTGCTCTGGGCTTGCCAGAACTACATGCTCTAATTTAATCATTTCGTAGCCTCCAATTCTATTTTTTCGTTACACTGTGGACAAGTTACATACCTAATTTCTGTAGCTAAAGGATATAAATTATGTGGGTGCCCAATTTCTACATCTTCTTTTTCATAACTAAATAAACATCCGCATGTATCACAATTAATTTTTCTTTTAGTTCCAGGTTTAATAATTTCAATCATTTAAGCTTCCTCCAATTCTCCAAAATGTTTTTCATATGCTTCCAAATCATAACGCATAAGATATTCTTTAGCTTCTTCCTCAGACAATGCGACTGCACAATTTTCATAATCTGTTTCATATGTCAAAAGCCAATGATTTTTTAAACTTTTGAATATCTTTACATTTTTTCCACTTTGTATTCACATTTTGTTGTTATCAGCTCCATTTTGGTAGTATCATATTTTAAAGCATTAATTACAAATATCATTTTTATTATCTCCTCGCTTCAGAATTCTCCATATCGCTTACTTTACCACTTTCTTTCACAATTCCACGAAATTCAACTACTTCTTCAGAGAGACTGACAAAATATCTTTTTCCTTGATATTCCACAATATCTCCGAAGTAGTTGATATCCATTTCTGGTCGTGAAGCATATGCAAGAACATTAATTTTTGTAGTTCGATTCACTATCTTTTCCTTTCTCTATCCATCTTCACATCAATTGCTTTCTGCATATCTTCTGGTGAGATATTAAAAATGGACTCCAGAAGTTTCAAGCAAATATAAGCATCTGCCATCTCTTCTATGAGTCCAATTCTGTCACCATAACCTCTAATTTGTTTGCTAACCTGCTGTGTGAGTTCTGCAAATTCCTCCATAGCAATAGTGCAATTCAATTTCCAAGGTCTCTTATTTATGCTATTTCGTATAGCTCTTCTTCGCTCTTTATCAGAAAGTTCGATATTACTGTTTAAACCTTGAATAAATTTACTCCTGTTCATTCTCCGGCTTCTCTCTAAATTTTTCTTCCATCTCATCCAATTTGCTTGCAGCCTGTAATAGACACAAACAAAATACGCTGAGAATAGATCCACTACCAAATCCTAAAAAGAAATTAATCATTCTTTTCACCAGCTTTCTTTAATTGTTCCGCTGCCTCTTTTCTTGCATCATATTTGAAAATATCTATCTCTTCAAACTTATTATCTTTCTTAGCAAAGAAGCGGTTAATCTTAACCTTTTCGCCGTTTGGAGTAATCACATAAAATACACCAACTGTGTCAAAGTCTCCATTTTTTTCTGTATCATATAAGAAAGCTTCACAATATACATAAAATGGTTTAGTTGACGGCACATAAGGCATACTAATAGGAAACATCTCATCCATAATCTTGTCAGCTAATCCGCTATGATATGTACTGTTCGGATCATGAATGCTCACACATACAGTCCTTGCTACATCGTTGTAACTAATTGAGCCATCTTCTTTAACATGCTTGAACAGAGAACTCATTCGTTTGCACTGAATTGATTTCTCTCCATTTTTCTCAAAACTAGCACCGGCATCCCAAATATCATCAGTATCTACAATTGGTGTTAATGGCTTTCCTGCAATTAAGCGGTTAAGAATATTTCTAGTAATTCCAATAATACTCATACCACTATGTTCATCCTCCATAAGACTGTTAAATGCCTTCAATGCACTTCTGTAGCAAGCACAGCCATACTCAGAAAATCCGTCGCCATCATCACCAGATTTCTCACGTTCACAAGCCAACTCCACCTCATTTTCAGCCCATAAATCCATAGATGTCTTTTTTCTACAAGAATATAAAGATACATTCCTGTCATCGATATAAACATTCGCGAATATCTTTCTTGTATCTCCACCGAACTCTGTAATAATTTCCGGAAGATTCTCATTAACAGCGTCAAAGACAAGCCCTTTCTCTGAGCACCAGTCAACAGCCGCCTTCGTCTGCTCCTCGTTTCTACAAGTCCAAAGAATAACCTTATCTCCATTTAACTGGCAATTCATAAGAAAATCAATAAGTTCCATATTTGGCTCGCCGATCTCAGGGTATTTGTTCTCACATAAAGTTCCATCAAAATCTACTGCAATAATATTATTTTCCATTGTATTCGTCTCCTTTAAATAAAAATAACCCACAAACCTATAAAGACTCATGGGTTTCGTAAATATAAATTAATATTCTAAATCAGTTATGTCATCCCAAATATCTTCAAGGGATTTCCCATCAAAGAATTTTGTGCCCATAACCTCTTCGATCGAATGAGCAGTCATGCTTTTATCACCATACCACATATCAAATTTGTCAAGTGATAATGGATCTACTCCACAATTTTTCCCATCATATTCAAACATAATATGACTTGTCAAACTGCCAAGGTATTCTTTAACATTAAAATCCGTCATAAAAAGTCACCATTTTCCTTTCGCTCTTTCTGTGTTAATTCTCTAGCTGGACGATCACATAATTTCCCAGTTTCATCATAAACATAATCATGTGCGTGTTCTCCATTTTTTCCATATGGATGGCGCTGCGGTTGTCCGTGATCATTATTGCTTATTTGTTTTATTTGTCGTCCGTTACCGTCATAATAGTTGCGATCAATTCCACCATTTTTCCTCTGAATCTGTGTAATACTATTAGGTTCTCCCATTAATTCAACATGAGTTACGCTAATTATATCTTTACCAGCTGCGTTTTTCAATGTGGATTTTTGTGATGCAACCCGTCCGTTATCTTTTATCGGATATGGAGGACCATTCCTAACACCCCACTTCATTCCTTTTACGCCGCTATGCTCAATTTCTAAACTGTCAAGTTTATTCTTTATCTTATCAAGAATATTCTCAACAGTTTCTCTAGTTCTAGGCGCAAGTTTCATGAATTTAGAATGTTCGGCATACCAGTTAAATATCTCATACAGATTTCCGTTAGCCCAACTAAAAGCCCACCAATCGCAAATCATCTCGATGATGTAATCATATGGCATTTCCAAAACGGTCTCCAGTTCGCCATCTTCCATATCGTCATGAATAAGAATCCAATACTGCCAGTGATGCGGATTTCTATGAATATGTTTCAGCCATGCTCTTTGATAATCTTGGACGACTTTATAAGACCTGTTATTTCCATAAAAATATGCATCGTATGCATTATACTCGTCTTCTTCGTCCTTAGACTTATCGTGAGCAAATTCAATCTGCCAGGCTGCATCTGAAATATCATTCGTAACATCTGGTAAATTCTCACATAGCCAATCAAATCCTCTTTTAACATTAGCCCTGTGATTTGCTAAATATTGGTCATACTGGAAGCTCATTTCTTCACCCCCTTTTTCGTGATTAACTTTACAAACAGCTCTTTAGCTTCCGGACCATCTATCGCATTAACAATATCAACAGATTTATTCGGTAACTGTCTTCCAACACAGAGCACGCCTTCATTTGTATCCTCATTATAGTCAATGCTTACTAAAACCGTATCTCTCATTATTGAATATCCTCCTTTCGGTACTTACTATAGTTAAAGCAGGTCAAACACCTAGGGCATGATGAACCTATACGCAGCACACCTTCATTTTTCCTACTGCATTCGTCATAAAAAATACTTGAATCATACATTTTATCTGGTGTTGTTATAGCTACATGTGTATATCCTTCTTGTTTTCGTTTTTCTAAATATGCAATTACCTTTTCTATTTCTGTACCTTTATTCATTCTTCTCCTTCCAATTTACAGGTCTTTCTGATTGAGTATTGCAGTCATGGTCTAAACACTCACAACAAGGGTCACATTTCTCATCCAAATCTTTATGCTCGCAAGTCTTGCAATATTTTTCAAAATCTACTTCAAAATATAAATTTTCCATAAAGCACCTATCCTTTATATGGTATCTGTTCTACATCTCCGCCAGGAGTAGTGACTGATTGCATAAGCTGTCCAGTTGCTTCGTCGAAATATATATTGTCCATAGCGTTGTTCCATTCATCAAACTGTTCAGAAATATCGAACCCTTTTGTTCGTCTGAGATTGATAAGTTCATCGTGAACAACCCTTCTCCAAGCTCTGGCAATTTCTTTTCTACTCTGTGAAAGAATACTATACAATCCGTGCTCATTTACAAAACTTACAGATCTTCTCTGACCTGCAACTACCATTGGTAGGTTCAGCTTTTCATCAGCCTCACACATATCAAGCATTCGCCACGTATTTCCGTAACTATACTCAATAATATTTGCTATATCTGCTGCCTTGAACAATGGTTCATCCAAATCACCATACACATCAAGAACACTGCTACCTAATCGTATCTGTCCTACTACCTTTACTGAATTGTTTACCATTTTACGTATCTCCTTTCATTAAACGTCTTTTTCTCTTTTAATGCTCTGGCTATGGCTGTATCAATTCCAGAGCGAGATTTTAAGTGATAATAATATAAGTCTTTAAATGGTGTATTCATTCTGTCAATCCTTCCTGCTGATTGAGCCATTATTTTGTAAGAATAATTTTGTGAGAAGAATATAATTGTATCCGTTGTAATGCAGTTCCATCCTTCTGCTCCAGCATTGTATTGAACAAGATAAGCCCATTTATCACTTGTTGGAACTGGTTGATGCTTATGACCATTCCATTCTGCAACTTCATATTCTGACAGAATATTTTTCAATAGCTCCAACTCATAATCAAAGTTGTAAAATATAATAGCTTTCGGATGCTTCTCCATAACCTCAAGCAAAGCCACTTGTCTTGATTCATCCATATTTACAAGCTTCCGCCATACATAGCAAAGCCCTGCTGCATTCTGGAGGGGTTCATTTTTATATGGGTCCCATCTATTTTTAGTTACTTCCTTATATTTAATGACGTCATATCCAACATAAATATCTTCGTGATGTGATACCGTTTCTCGTTTGAAATCCATATTAACAAGAATTTTATTCCGAAGCCTGGTTAAACGTTCTGTATTAAGATATCTGTCAATCTTCGGAAACTTGCTAAATCTGCTATAAACAATATGTTCTTTTGTAAATTCACTTCGATTTTTATAGAATCCATTTGCAACAAAAACCGGTATATAATCCTGCCAAGTGTCCCCGGGTGTGGCAGATAACAAAATCCACTCGTTACTTTTCGCAATCTTCAAAAATGCCTTTACCCATGTTCCACTACCAACAACCCTTTGCTCATCAAATATAAAGAAAGCATCTTTTACATCTGAATACTTCTTCACATTATTCCATGAATCCACAATCACTTTGTTAGAATATAAATTTGCATCATCATGTGTAGACAATAAAAATGGTGCTAATTCCCCATCCCATTCACAAGTATCACGCTTTCTGGCGGTCGTTATAATGTACAAATCTTTAGGTGGGTCGTCCATTGGTTCATAAATATCAGTTCCAATAATTCCACCATTTCGCACATAGTAATAAGCTATTGAAGTTAAGGATTTTCCACTTCCAACACCACCACATAAAATGCAACCTGTTTTCATCCTTTTTATTGCATCTAATTGATAGTTTCTTAATGTAACACCTGCCATTTATTTACCCTCAATGACAAAACCATCCTCAACTTCAACTTCGTATCCAGAACCTATGAGATTTGCTTTAGGTCCGCACAGAAGCAATTTTGTACCGATTTCTTCATCTGATAATTTCTGATATTCAGAATAATATCGTATTATGGAATCCTGCACAGGTTTCGTTACACAAATCTTCGTGCAATCAAATGTGCTCTTTTCTGTAACTTCTATATTGCACATCTCGGCTACATAACCATAAAAAGCTACCAGTCCCTGCTCGCACTTTTTCTGAGAAATTGAATATCTCTTTTTCATATGGTGTCATCCTTTCTTTGTTATTAAAATCTTCTAATCACCCAAATATCTGAAAAGTACATAGGTGTATACCAGTATTTGCTCTTATCGTCATCCGTGGTCATAGGATCTGTTATAGAATTTCCAACTTTTATATAACCGGCTACACCAAGTAAAGAAATTTGTATATAGCACATAAGAGCAACTGTTTCATCAATATCCTGTCCGACAACCAGTAAATGTCTTTGAAAGTTCATCGATGGCGTTGCTTTTTCCATCTTTCTTTTAATAGTATTAATAGCGGCTATAAGGGTTGCTCCTGCTCCACAGCATTCATCAGCAAGAGAAATATAACCTTGCTTTTCCAACTTATCTTGAAGATTACTATCTAAATCACTCGTAACAACATCCGCCATAAGCTGACAAACTGAATATGGTGTGAAGAACTGACCAGCAGAACTATTACCAAGTCCTAAATCCATAAACATTTTCCCTAAGAAATCCTGTTCTGGATTAGCATCTAAAGCCATTGTTGTATATGCAGCCAGTTTAGGAAATATCATCTGTTCGTCCTTACTGTATTTATGAATGATACTCAAATATCTTTCCTCTCTGTCTTTATAATGAAATTTATCAAGAGGATTTGATATTGCACAAGCAAACATAATTACAAAATCTCTCCAAATATCAAATGGTCTATGAGTTCTTGTCAGTTTATTAAACTCATTCAGAAAGTCTTTTGAATATGTCCCAACCGGCATTTTTTCTGTTTTTATTTCTACTTTTTGTTTTAGTTCAACCGTTTTCTTCTTATCAATGTTTGACAAATCAATTGTCGGTTCCCATTTCTTTGTCACTTTCTTAACCGGTGGCTTCGGCTTATTAAATGACTTTTTCTTAAAGAACATATGTGTCTCCTTTCAAAATATAAATGGGTGCCAACCATAATTAGCTGACACCCGCAGATTTTAATAGAATGGAACCTCGTCCTCTACCGGAGCTTCTTCTCTTGTATATTTTTCAGCAAACTCATCCTCTTCGATAGTTACATACATCGTCTTAACATATGCCTTAATTCCAGTCTTTCTATTTACTTCCCAGGAATATGGTCTAATTACCAAATCAACATTACTGATTTCAGCGAAATCTAATGTGCTGATAGAATCCTCATCTAATTCAGTAGTTGTTCTTCTAGTAACCATATAAATCTTTGGCGGAATGTTCTTGTAACTTACAGCGACCTGAATATAATGCTTTGGTTCATCGCCCTCATCTCTAGGCTCAAGAATTCTTACATTCCATCCATCATTTGATAACTGCTCAACATCCATGTCATCTTCGATGAGTACGCAGAAGTTTCTGTCTCCAGCACGATTGTACTTAGACTCCTCTCCTCTAAAGTTCCTAAACATAATGTGAGCGCCTTCAATTTTAATGTTTCCTACTGCTTTATTAGCCATGATAAAAATCTCCTTTAATTGTTATTTAGTTTCTACAGGTGGATTCATCACCTGACTTGAAATCACTTCTGAAATATCATAATTTTTTCCGCAATCCATATGGTATGTGTCATCATTGAAGTGCGGACAGTCAAAGCAAGTTGCGTATTTAGCATCTCCGCAAGGCATAAGTTTTGGTATATCCTGCTTCCTTTCTGTTATATATTGGTCATCCGACACAAACATTTCAAAATCACCATATTGAGAAATAGTATCTACTGCCTCATTCACAAGTTTGTCATAGTAAGACCTGTCAATGTCATTAACCTTGTCTAGCTCTCTAACCATTTCAGATTCAAGCCATCTATACCCCTTTGTTCCAGTTGCAGCATAATATTTACCGTCTTTCTCACGCATAAGTAATCCACCACCGCATCCATCTTTAATCGGACAGAACTGTCCAACTTTTCCGATAAATCGATAATTGTGTCCCTCTGCAATAAGCGGATTTAATTTCTGGCAGGTGCTTTCAAATGTTGTATCTGATAGCAGCCCTTTCTTGAAATCGCTTTCAGCTTTACTAAATTCTTTTTCATATTGAGACACATCCGGTAAGTCCTCATTTAAGTCCAAATATAAAGAACCGCTTACAGACTTCGTTTCACACATATCCTCGAATTTAATATCCTCTTTACTAAAGAGACACTTAAATACATAAGGAATCTGAAACTGAGTTCCTGTAGCGGTCCATATTCCTGGTTTTTCCGGATCATCGTCAGCCAATTTTGCAACATATACAGCATTGTTGACCAAGCAAATCCTGTCAAATATATGCTCTACCTCGAAATCATATCCGTGACGTTTGCCATACTTACAAATGAAATCAAGAATATAATCATCCGGATTTTCAATCTTAATAGAGTCCGTCTTAATGTGAATTACTTTGTATCCCTGTGCTTCAACTTCATGTCTAAGGTCAATCATAAACAAAGCTCCTCGCTTTGCTACAATATTGTCCTTATTCCTTGAGTCTCTGAAGGCATTCATAAATCCTGCGGCTGTTAATCCGTACACAGAATTAATCGCAATCTTCAATGCTTGAGCCAGTGCCTTTGCCTTGCCAGTATCATCAAGATATTTGGCTAATGCTCCTTCAAACATATCTCGTACCATATCGAAATCACCATGCTTAATATAGATACGAATGTCCAAAATATCTTTGAACCTCTTTGTGAAATCTGGTCCAAATAAGCACTCTGATATAGCTGAGTTAGGATGCATCGAACCAACATCTTCTGTTTCTGAGCGTCCGTACATTCCGGGAGCCGCCCATACTTCTCCGCCTTCTCCAACTTCCTCACCTCTGTAAAGGGATTTTCCGTTCTCGAATCTATAGTCTGGAAAATATGGTAATAAGCTATCGCCTTTTGGTCCGTGGAACGGCTCAGCCATCATCTCCGGCTTTGCCTCTTTTAAAAATGCTAATACATCATCTGGTAATTCCGTAACCGGCTCAGACAAATCTCTATACATAAATTGGCTCTGAGGATTACGGTTCTTTCCAAATATAAATTTTGTAGTCAAACTATTGGTAGTATCGTTTACCGAACCATTAGCTAACTCTGCCAAAATCTCTCTTGCAACGAAATCACCAAGATTTGCTTTGTATGTAGCCTCTGTGGCGATAACATCATCATCACAATATTCAGCTACTTTTGTCCAAAGCTCTTCTGGAACAGGCTGATCCCAAGGAAGTCCAAGCTCGTGATGCTTTATCTTTTTACATAATGCTCTGACTTCATCGTCCATCTTCGAATGCGGATCATTAGCCATGTTACTCAGCTCAATTTCCCACTTCTTAAGAGATTGCTTCTTTGAACAGAAATCATATACATCTGTGAATGAAATATTGTAGGCTTCTCCGAAGAAACAATTTGGACTATTATTAATAATCTTTTGTGATAAGTTATACAACTGTTCGTTTGTATATCCCATCAATCTGGCATACATAATATGATTATCATATCGTCGACAGTTAAATCCGACCAATCTAAGCTGTATTAATTCCTCAATCTCGCTTGGTGTCGGATTAATCATTCTAACAACAGGTTTTCCTTCGCCCTCGATTTTCCAGTTGACCAGAAACAGGTTTGGAAATACCTCAATATCATAGAATACAAGCTTTGCATCATCATTCTTTACAGCATTTGAATTTTCTTCCGATTTAAACTGCATCTTGTTGACGAGCTTAATACAATACTCTGCCTGATGAGAGCTGTTCGCTGCAAATGCTAATACCGCATTTCGCATATCTGTTACATCATATTTGAGTTCACTACTATGAGCATCCTCCAATATTTTGTATATGAAATCGATACTTGGCTTAGTTCCTGGGTGGATTTCCTTATTGAGATTTCTCTTTATAAGTGTCCTAAGTCCTTTCTCGCTTTTTATGGCATCAAAATTTACCATTTTGTCTTCTCCTTTCATTGGTAACCCAGAGGATATAGTAGCTATTGGTAAATTGTTGCATTTCGTTAGTTTTCTTCTTAACGAACTTTTACCAGTAAATACTTTTACCTCTATATGGTCGTCGTAGATTCTGCTTAGCTGAGAAGGGTCTCCAGAATATAAATAATGAAGATGTATTCCTTGACCACTTTTACTCAACTCCGCATAAGTCGGTGGCAACTTACTGGCGGCTTCCAAATTCTTTTCAAAAGATTTATTTCCAGTCTCGTCCGGAATATCAAAATCTACGACAATGTGATTTTCTGGAACTTTCACATAATGAATTTGTGATGTATCCAGAGCAGATAATTTTGTTTTTACCTTTTCCCACTTCTGCTGTGGGGTTTCGTTTTGTGAAGCATATTGTGCGGGACAATCCGCACATACAGAATCAAATATTGACTCCTGTTCTTTGAACTCTATCTGATACGTTTTCTGTGTCTCTTTTTTCTTTGTTTGAGCATCGCTTTCAAACTTATCAGTTCTAAATCCTATGTAATAACTTCGTACTCTTGAACCGTCATCAAAGTTAAATCTTTCCTGAAAATCCTTGAAATAGTTCTTTAATTCTTCCTGGAATACTCTTCTTGATAACGGATAACCAACCTTCGCTTCTTCACAGTAATTCTTATACATTTCCCATGCCGCCTTAAGTGTTGTTCCATCTTCTTTTTTAAACACATAATAAGAATCAGCTATAAAGTTATAAAAATCGTTAGATGCACCAAGCATTGAAATTGGAACATAATCATCATATCTACCTGGATTATCTAAATATATTTCCTGGCAATGATACGCAATAGCTCCGAGTTCAAAGCCGACCTGTTTCACGATTGTTTTATATTCCTTTGGATTCAACTTATTTCCAGATGGAGATACATCAATCAGTCGTCTTATAAGACCGGATTTGGCATCTGTAATACGTACAGGTTTATTAGTTCCCATAAATAAGAAACATTTGAAGCGGTTCGCATATGTCGATTTGAATTTTTCATTTACAGTCATCAACTCATGAGATACTAAGCTGTTAAGCCTCGTATTGTCTTCAATCCTTGATAAATCTCCATCATGCTGAATAGCTACTAACGGATTGCTTTTAAATGCTTCTAACGCAAAAGAGTTACTACTAGACCCCAATGCTTTCGCGTCAAAGACAGAGTAGTAACCCTCAAATAATTGTTGAATAATATTTAAAATTGTTGATTTACCTGTACCGGCTGCTCCGTATAGTACAAGAAATTTCTGTAATTTCTGCGATTCACCACATACTATGGAACCGATAGCCCACTCTATTTTCATTCGTTCTTCCGGAGAATATAAAGTGCTAATCAGTTTTTCATATGCTGTTAAATCCCCCTCTTCAAGAGGATAATTAAGTCGCTTGCTAGCATAATCTTTTTTCGTTGTTTCCGTATTGGAAAATATAAGTTTGTCATCAAGCGTATGAAAACTGTCTCGTAATTGCTTCTGACAGTATTTATGCCAAGAGTCAATCATTCCGCTCTCAGCGTCCCACATATGCAGGACTTTAATATCTGAGTTAAAGCGTTGGCGATTCTCCTCAGCATATCTATCCAGTTCGCGGTCTATAAGTTGTAAAGCATCCTGTTCGTCAGTAGACCATAAACCACGTTCTTCTATCCAGATAGCGTAAAAATCACCACCTCGAATCATAAGATCTGTGTTTTTTTTAATAAGGAACTTTGGATAGATTTCTATTGTTCCGCGCTTTGTACTACGCGTTGAAACCACCATAAAATCCAACATCACATTTTTATACTCCTTCCGATTCCTTCAACTCATCAATTTCTTTTCGCAAAGTTACGATTTCCTGCTGCATTCTTTTACTCTCAGCACGCATTGTCAATAGGTTCAAACCTGCAACAACACTAAATAATGTTGCAGCCTTATTAAATTTGTTCTGATGCACCAGTGCTTTGTAAATGTGTATAAGATGCTTATCTGTAGCATCCATATTTCTAAAAATATAACTTACTAAATCGTTCATAATAAGTAATCTCCTTTCAAATCAAGTAATACTGTCAAGATACCAACATGCCTGATACCAAATTTCCACTTTTCTCAAGTCATAGTGACAATTTTCAAGTGTGAATAATCCGCCTTGCCCATCTGGCTCATACTGCCTCTCTAAAAATCTTGTTACAATATCTTCAACACGATTCTCATTAAATTTTCTGTCATCCATAGAGCCCAGCCCAAGATTAGTAATCATATTCCAGAACCATTGTCCTGTTCTGTCGCCAATCTCTGGGTCGTCCATAATATGTTCCTCTAAACGAATTGAAAGTGCTATTAGCATCTCCAATACGCTACATGGACTATCATCCAGATAATTCGCTATAACAGAGCAGTCATATCCATTCTCGTATCCAAATCGATAACGTAGTTCAATACCGTCCTCAAATCGATTGCTGTCCATAGTAAGCTGATATGTGAAATCCATATTATGGAGAAAATTTAATAGCTTTCTATATGATAATTTCTTCGGATATTTTGTATCACATACCAGACCATACATCCAATCGAAATAATCAATTTTTAATTCGTCTCTGGTCATTACATCTCCGTTCTATGTGGCTGAATTTCAAAAATTTCCTGATAGTTTCTCTGGTCTAACAGAATTTCATAATCGCATTTCTTAGAATCGTTTCTCACATAGACGGAGTCATCCTCATACTCTCCGAAATGCTCAAGCGAATCTTCCCCAACAATTTCTTCAATATCATCCACAATTTCATTCATATCGTCTAGTAACACTCCGTCAGCTGTATATGTGAGACTTATTTTTTCGTAATCGTCAAACTCTCCAAATTCTGACGGCTGTATAACATATGGTCTGTCAACAGCAATTTCCTCTTCTGTTTTTTTATCTTGCATATCGCTATAGTTCACATAGCCTTCCTTCTGTAATCTTGCTGCATATTCAGCAATACTCGGTTTGTCTACAGTTCTACTGTCAGCAGTTTTTTCAACAACAGGCTCTTCTGATTCATCTTTTTTATCCTCATCAAATACCCTTCTTGAATTGAAGTCTTCCTCTGCGAGCTTCTCGTACTTATCTTTAAAATATGAGTATGTACCGATCACACCAATTCCAGCACCAATAATCGTGCCTAAAATAAATGCTACTTTACTGTTCATTATTATCCTCCTCTGTCTTGATAGTCATAACGGTTAATGCTAAACCGCCAAAAAGTAAAGAGGCACTCAACAGAATGCCCCCTGTAATATGTCTTTTTCGATTGGTATCAAGAATATAATCCATCATTGATATGAAGTTACCAATTCCTTCCATAATTAGTGCTCCTTTCCACCGAATAAAACAGCCAGACCACTCCAAAAGCAAATTCCTGCAACTGCTGATAATGTTAATCCTACTACATGCATAACAATTCTCCTTTCTATTCTCCACTTGAAAAATAGTGGTTTCCAATCTGAAACATAGGTGTTCCATAGTTTCCATATCTATCAGCTGTAAAAAATATAACATCATAATTCTTTCGGTTATGAAGTTCTTCAACTACAAGCTGACAAATATCATCATCAATATAGCATCTGCTAACTCGTCCATTCCACATAGAAGAAAACTGACTTGGCTGATAAACTACTTCATAAACTGTATTAGGAAAAGAATCAGAATTAACACGATTTAAAATAGTATCGATTACTAATCGTTTGCCTTCCTCACATTCTCCCTCAGCTTCAGCCATAGTTACAAGGGCTATTAGCTCGATGTCATCGTCTGAAATATTGGTATCAATTTCACAAACAACATCTTGAGGTGCTGGCTCTTGCACTACTACTTCCTCCTTCGGATTAAATGATACTTCTTCAACCGCCTCAGTTTTGACAACCTCAATTACTTCTTTACCTGTAATTTCATCATTTTCACTTGTCGTAATTGGCGATGCTGCTATGCAAAGAGAACTGGCAATTATCAGTAGTATCATCCAAATTATTTTTTTCATATGCAAATTCTCCGTTTAAATCAGATCTAATATATTGCCATCCACATTGAAATCTAATAAAATCGCTGGCTCATATGATCCGTCTTCTGTCTCTCTGTTTGTTTCTAAGATGCCAAAATCTACGAAGTTATCACCAACTTCATTATTCTTGTTATATACCCAGCCTACAATCTGACCTTCCTTAGTTCTGTCAATTCCAAGCATATCATATACATCATTTAAGAACACATATCCTCTAGCATGTAAAAGATCATTTGCATACTGCTGCTGTCCACGTAACATAAGTAAATTGTACTGTGTATCTTTCTCATATCCCTTACAAGTCTCATCAAAGAATCTTGCATATCCGCTGTCTGCATTTGCCACATTGACAGTAGATTTTACTTTCTTCTCTTTACCTGTCTCTGGGTCTTTTACAGTTTCCTCGAATTTCTTTGCCTTAATATCATATTTCAGTTCCTTATCTACCTGCTCTCCAAATCTTTCAACAACACGATTACGATACTCCTTGAATGATTTATCAACAGTTGCGTATGCTGCTGCCAGAGCTACATTTCTCTTTCTGAGAATATTATTAGATGCCACAATACTTGTGATTGATAATGCACCTAATGCAATAGCCGGAGCATATAACTTAACAAGCTTTACTCCTGTCTGGGCATAAATAATAGTCAAGTCTTTCTTTGCATCTTCCTGTGAATAGTCCGCTTTAATTTCTTCGTTTTCAGAGCATTCATGCACAGCATCCACATCTTTTTTATGCTCTTCTAATACCGTACTTAATTTTGTTGTAGCTTTACAAGCCATCACAGCACTTGCAACTGTTCCAACAACACCGGCTACGACAAGAATTTCCGGGCTATGCTTTTTTACTTTAATAGTTGCTGTATTTACAGCGCTTGTTACCTTTGCAATAATTTCATTCTTTTTCATGATTATTTGTTCTCCTCTTCTAAAAGTTTTACATGATCAATGAGATGCTCTAAATACCATCTCGCTTTTTCTAAGTCCTGTACGCCGTTCTTATTTTTCCAACGGCACATATATTTGAGCACATTTCCAGTGTCAGTAGCCTCAATGCCTTTCAAATCAAATGTAAATGCCTCAATAACATCAATTACCTCTAATCCAGTTTCACTCTGATAATGTGCTGGATGCGATACCATAACATCTTTTGACTCGTACATAATCTTCCTCCTAATCTATTGGGTTTGCTCTTGGGAACTTGATAGTATATCCATCCCTTGTATTAATAACCCTTGCATTTCTGATATTGTCAGTCCAGCCGTAATTATTTCCTGTCCAAGGACCATCAACGCCAACCAAATCGAAATAGTCTGCAACGCTTACAATTCTGTAATTTGCAACGATTTCGTCCATAGCAGCTAATACATTTTCTGCCTCAGTTCTGGTGTCAAAGTAAATATCATCGAAATCGCAACCACCAATAGAACTCTGTGAATTGTAATTTCTTCGGTTGCCCTGTGCCGGGTCTTCATAATATTTGCGATAAGATACTTTGCTTGCTGATGATCTTTTACCACTAGGGCTCTTAACTCCAAGAACCGCCTTAACAGCATCGAGAATAATATCCTTCACGGCAGGCACAACGATATCCTCGAAAATGTAGCTTTTTACGTTATCTACATCTTCTGGAACAAATATCCCTGCAAGTTTATTAATTCCGCTCTTTTTCTTTGTCTTAACAGAACCGGATACAATTTTTTCTACCTTCTTTTCTGGTAGTTCAGCTTTCGCTCGTTCTCTCGATTTATGTGAGTTGGACTTGTATTCTTCCATTCTTTTCCTCCTAATTGATAACCATTAATTCCCCAGGCAAAGTAATTTTCGATGCTGGCATACGGTTATTATTTTTCTTAAACTGATACGCTAAATTATTCTTTGCTTTCTTTTCAGATGCAGCGTATGTAGACCCCGCCCAATTATTAGCAATGCACTTACCAAATTCCATAACCGGACCATTATAAGCATACTGATTCATAACATACCTCCCATAATAAAAAATAAGAGAGAAAGCACCTTGCTATAGGTACTCTCCCTCTTTTCTGTCAGAATAAGAACTCTTTAATTTTCAGAATCATTCTCATCAACTGTTTCAGTGTTTTCATCTTCAACTGTAGTCTCATTCTCGACAACACGAAACCCTTTACGCGCTTTCATCTCTTTCAGTTTACCAACTGCTGGTGCTACTACAAACTTGTAAGCTAAACCGCCTGCAATCATAGCTACACCGATAGTTGCTACTTTACTGAATCCACCTTTGGAAGCTGTCTTTACGATTTCCTCTGTTGTGTCCATAACCTCTTCATTGTTCATGATTTCATTTGTTTCCATAATGTTAATCTCCTTTCAGATTAAAAATTTATTATTCTTTCCATAATAGTGGCTGTAAATTTTGCGAACCTACATCAAGTTTCTATAGTCATATCTAGGTCCACATCCATAATCTATTACTAATACAGGTTCATCGTTATCATTAAGCTGGGAACTAAAGCGAAGGTCGATGTATCCTTCCCTGTCAATATTCCATCCAATATCTTCGCCGATTTTAATAGATGGTAAACCAATCTCGTAATAGAATTCATTAAGAGAAATATACATTTCGTCTCGCATTCTTCTATTCAAGTCATTCTCAGCTTTTTTAATCTTGTCAATTTTTGACTTGAAATAGCGTCCGGATAATACATCGTAGCAAAGAGTCTCGCCATCCCCTACAAATATAATTTCACTTTCTTTTGCTGGATGTGCTTCAATTTTCTCTTTTGCAACAGCATCTCTAATAGTCTGCTCTTTTTTTTCTCCAATCGTTTCAACAACTTTGTTCTGATATTCCTTGAGTGATGTTTCAGCTATAGAATATGCCGTAGCCAGTGCGGCGTTTCTTCTGGCATTTACTGAACTTGCTCCGATCAGACAAGCAATAGATAAACTGCCTGTTATAGCTACTGGAATATAACATTTCCACGTAACTTTTATAATTTCAGTCTTACTGAGGTTATGCCCCTCATATGGTATATTTGTTTCATTAGCTTTTTTAAGCTCCGCACTATCAATTAATCTTAGTGCCTTCGGTGTTGCTCTTACAGCCATTACAGTCGTTGTTACCATTCCGGCAATACCTATTCCGGTCAATATTTCCGGACTGTGTTTTATGGTTGATTTTTTCACTGCATTGTATGCCGCTTTAATATTGGGTTTATGCATTTTTATTACTTCCTTTCCTATAAGATTACCCCGCCCACAAGGGGCGGAGATTTTTACTTAACCAACCAGATTTCCGGACGAACCCCAAAAGAGGTCGAAGCGTAGTAGCAGGACGTACGGCCACGGTTGCCCACAAGAGCGAAAAAAGCCGAAGAAAATTTTTTCTTGGTAGCATTACGGAGCCATCCGCACTCACACTCATTGTTATAATAAGCAACTCGATTGCGTCTCTGCTTCATAAGTGGAAGCTGTTTGTCATTATCAGCCTCAAAGTGATTTCTATCCCACTCGTCGTCCCAGCCAAACATCTCACCTACTGTCGGAATAGTTACATCAGTAAGTCTTGCTCTAATTGAATAAGGTAATGCCTTTACGAACTCTGTATGTAACCATTTATTCAAATCAGAGTCTTCAAATCCGCCCTTATTTGTGTCTGACTCATTCATAGGTCTCTCAGCTACATAATCGTCGAAAATAAGCATAACCTTATCGTCAGTAACCTTGTGCACCGTTGCCGTAAATTCTCCCAATCCGCTCAACTTAATTGTTGTTTTATCTCCTACCTCCGCATCTTCTAAATCGGACTTTGCTGGTGCTCCGAATAATGCATTAACAAACTCTTTAATTGCAAGTTCATCATTAATGCAATACGCTCTCATAGCTTCTTTTGACTCTTTATCAGCAGCCATTTCAATATACTTTCTGTACATTCTTTCTACTGTAGGTGTGTCAATCCCTCTTGTTGATAATCCGATAATTTCTTCTCCTAATGTCATTTCTCTTTTACACATAATGTTAATCTCCTTTCAAAATATCGCCTTATGCGATTAATAAATCAATGATCCATCGTGTCATATCTTTAGCACACGAAAATAAAAAACTGTTGTTGATGTTTTTGCAGGCGTACTCATCCATTAACTCTTCAAAATTTTCAAGAGTTATCAATGGCGGAATATCCCTGTTGTTATTCAATCGTGTCAACAACTCTTTTGCCGCCCATATAGAGTAGCTATTACTGATAAAACTATCGCTATACCAATCAACTCTATTTTTTCTTGATTGCTTTAGACAATATTCAGTAATTTCAATAGCTGTATCTATTGATGACATACTTAACCTCCATAAAACAAAAGAGTCCTTGTTTTAGGACTCCTTCGCATTTGCGTCTCTTTTAGCAAGAGCTTCATTAACTTTCTTATCAATCTGCTCATTCATCTTCTGCTCATCAGCCCAATCGTTAATAAGATTTGCTCCTAATCCGATTACTGTTGCAGCAAGACCAATGATTCTAATAATTTTACTATTCATAGCCCGTTGCCTCCTTTCCATAATAGTGGCTGTAATTTTTGCGAATAGACTATTCCATTGTGAAATCTTCTTCATCACACCAATTAGTGTCTGGTGTCCAAACCATTTCAATGACATATACTTCAAGACCGTCATCCAAAACTGTTTTTCTGTGATTAAAATCTATCCAATATAATCCATCATCGCAGTTCCATCCTACATACTCCCCGCCATCAATAGCAGATAAACCAAGCATCTCATAAAAATCATTTACCGGAAGATGACCAGACATTACAAAATTTCTGTTAAGATGGTACTCAGCCTGTAGCACTCTGCTGACGGAACTTTCAAAATATCTTCTTGAATATTCGTCATAAAAAAGACGATTTTCGTCCGGATCATGCTCGTCAAAGTCTAATGAATTCCATCCACATATATCCTGTCCGCTAAGATATACATCATTACAATGCTCTTTAGCTATAGAGTCGATTATTTTCTGATGTGCTTCCTCTCCATACAATTCCTTGAGTTTTTCTTTATACTCATTGTAAGATTTGTTAATCAGCGCATATGCACTTGATAAAGATGCCTGTTGATGTCGGTTTAATACATTTGCACCAACAATACAAATGATTGTAGAAACTCCTATAACTGTTGACGGAATATAATAAACCCACGCAGACTTAATAGCTTCTGTTTTGCTATATCCGCATGGGTCGCCATCGTGATTAATCAAGCTTTCTTTCCTAATCTTTTCAATTGCTTTAGGTGTTGCCATAACGGCAGATACAGTAGTTGCAATAACACCAGCAACTCCAAGACAGGTTAAAACTGTTGGTGAGCCTCTTTTCAGTTGTACAACTGATTTGTTAATGAGTTTATTAATTTTTGGTTTCATAGTGGTTGTCTCCTTTCTTTATTCCATAGCTCGTAAAATATCCAGCACATTATCTGCCAGATTTATTGCTATTGAAAACATTAGTTGTGTGTCTTGTCTCATATGATAATATTTACTCATCATAGATTTGAAACATCTGACGATTTCTTCAATTTCTGCTATTGACGCATTGTCTTTTGGATATAATTCAGATGATATATATTTCAGTAATTCATCTACAGACCATATGGAATAACTTGATTGCATAAATTCCTTACGGTGTCCAAATATCATAGGAAATGATACATCCATCTGATATGTGTCACTTAATATCAGTTCAAGCTGCTCAATAGACATATGAACTTCTCCTTTCCAGAAAAAAATAAAAGAGAAGACAGTGTAGGATTCGGACCTACGACCTTCACAGTAATTGTGCTGCTCCACCACTGAGCCAACTATCTTTCTCTCATAATATGCTTTGTAAATTTTGCGGAGTAAAAGAAAAGAGCCGCCATAAGCGACCCTAATCGTCAGTTCAAACCAATACTTTTCAGTATGTTTATAAGCTCGTCCTTTCCGATTTCTGCATCTACATCGACATGAAGATGTGCCTTTCCGTCTGCAATAGTTGTAGTGACCTCATTTAACTGAATATCAATATCATATCCCGTTTTCTTATGTATCACCATTTTTAATGCTTTTGAAATAATTCCTCTTGTAAACTTAGATACTATTTTCATTTCGTCCATGCTCCTTTTACTCCTTTCAAAGTTTTAGTTTTTCATAAAAGGAACTGTGATTTTAGCGAAAAGAAAGAGCCATTGCTGGCTCAATCTTCAATTTTTACAAGCATGTAATTTGGATTATCCATATAGATATTAATTTCATTGAACTGTAAATAATCTAATCGTTTGGAATTAAACACATAATTGTCTGTTCCTTTCTTGGTTTTACTTGTTTTTAAAATCAAGAAATACACCTTACAATATTCACTAATATCCAATTTCTTTATTGTTTCAATACTTTTGTCTAATTGAGTAATCTTCATAAGATTCACGCTCCTTTCATAATATGCTTTGTAAATTTCGCTAAATATTACGTCTGTCAAAGCATGTTTCCCATCTTTGCCTCTGTATTGGTTTCATTTTCAACGCCCACATAATTTGTCTAATGCTTACTGTTGGATACAATCCATCTGTACACTCTCCTGCTCGTTCATCAAAAAATTTTTTGAACTTAGGATGCAAATATAAAGAATCTGTCAACCAAGAATCAACCTCTGTCCAATATGTAGTCTTTGTATCCGGATTGAATCTTTGCTGAATAACTGCCAAACCTTTATCACCAATTGTAAATAATGTACATCTGTCATACACCGGATGATTGCACATATATAATTTTCCATACATAGAAAGATAAATATCTGGTTTTTTATAATGGTATCTCATCTCTATTCTCCGTAAAAAGAAAAGAGCCTTAGATTTCTCTAAGACCCTCTCCTCTAGCTTATTGCGTTTTTAATTTTCTTCTTCGGACTCATCCGCGGCAATGCCCAGAACTTCCTCTCTGGTCGGATATAAATTCTCGTACTTTTCATCTCCTTCACAGCCATATTCCTCTAAATCAATGCTGTGACCACAATGAGGACACACTAATGTGTCTTCCCATTCGTCTTCAAATTCCATTAATCCTCCGCACTCAGAGCAGATATATTCTCCGTCTGTCATTGCCTTTCTCTGTTTTTCATTAAAAATACTCATGCTAAATATCTCCTTTCAAAATTGACCCGCTCGCATACTCGTATGTCTAGTATACAAGCTGACGTTAATCTGTTCAAGAGATAAAGCTTTATTCTCTCATAAAGAGCAATGTATTTTTCACGTAAAAAGAAAAGGAGATGCGTATAGAGTTTCACATCTCCTATAGGCACGATTACCACTCAGCAGTAATTATTCTGCATTCCTTGCAATAATAAACTGACAGCTTGATATCAGCCTTTACGTCCTTATCCATATGATACTCAAATGTTGCCGTACGATTGTTTTCATTCGTTACTAACATACTTTGAACTGCCGGATTTTCTCCATCATCAAAGTTGTCCATAACAGTAACCAATCGCTTATGCAAATATTCGTTCTCATTGAATATGACCGTAAAATGCCATAAGCTTTCGTCATCGCCACAAGGAATACTTAATGTAGTCTGATTTGTAGTAATTGGTACCTCCACATAGATTTTGTTCATCTAATTTTACCTCCTTTTCTATTTTCTCATAAGAGGAAATGCTGTAGTTGCGTAGTAAAAAAATAAGAGGACATGCGTTATACACGTCCCCTTGCCATAAAATCATTATTTCTTTGTTGGTCTAAAACGATTGATCAAACCTGTAAATGTCTTTGAGGTATATGTTCCTGTTTCTTCAAACTTAAATCCTTTCCTCATCCAAATTCCATAGAATATCAATGGCACCATTAATTCTGCCGCTGCTACACCTACTCTGAAATATCGCTCCTTAACCTGCTCTTCAAGCTGCTTCTGTTTCAGTTCATCGTCTTTAGTGTTGGCTTCTCCTTCCATCACACGACGATCATACTTCTCATCCGCATCCCATTCGCTCTTGTTCTCCTCGATTCTCAGCTTGTACAGCTTTGCCAAATCATCAATAGCACTTGATTTCTCATCAGAACCTGCTTTGAATTCAGATAAGTTCTGAATCTCCATTGCAATTTCCTCATTCAATAAATCTTTAATATTTGGTTCGCTCATTTTGTGAAACCTCCTTTTAATAATTTCTTTCATAATAGAAAGTGTTATTTGTGCGAAATGTAATTTTTAATTTTCACACGTAAACGTACGGACTGCTTCTTATAGATATCATTCATACCGCCTGGATCTAATTCAAGAAATAAATAAGGCTCGCTATCTGGGTCAGATTGGTCAACCCTAAGCGAACCTATTGGCTTATCCTTAAATATAAATCTTGATGCAAGCAATCCTATAAGAATACCTACCAGTAACCAAATTAATGGCATATGCTCCTCCTTTCTGAAAACATTTTCCGGAATTTTCCCACCGGGCAATTTTTCAAATATCAATATAGTATGATTTCCAGTAACCTACGTACTGGAGTTAACCTAGAATAAAAAGAAAGAGCCCTTGTTAGGACTCTCTCATTTCGTTATCATTCCAATTCATCTGTAATAACTCGCACATCTTCTTCTGATATAGATAGTATCTTAGCTATGTGCTCAGGTTTCTCACCATTGTCATATAAGTCTATGATCCTATCTACAAATAATCGTTTGATATAGCTCATCCTCGTTACCTCCTTTACGAATTTATTCCTTCATAAAGGACTATGTATTTGTTGCGAAGTAAAAGAAAGAGCCCTTGTTAGGACTCAATCTCTTTGTCTGATTTTGCATTTTTAATCTTATAACTAACATAATTAATTGACGCTCCAATACCAACTCCAATGGCAGTAAATACTACACCCCACTTCATTCCATAACGAATTCCTTCATCATAAAATGCTGTAAGCGCTTCCCCATGTTCTGCTAAAAGCTCGTTAATAGTATCAATATGTTCTTTTGTCATTTTCATAATATGCACCATCCTTTCACAAAGGGCAATGCATTTATTGCGAACTATCCTCGTTCTTTATCCAACAACCAGAAAAATCGTCTGTACAAGTCATAGTAAATATCTTTGCAACACGGAATATTTAATCTAGCTTTCAAAATATCATAAGACCAGCCTTCTGTAATTCCCTTTAGTAGATACTTTGCTAATTCTGGATTTGTGAAATTAGCAACTCTTTCGAGCATGTTCATACGGTCTGCATAATATGCTCTGGCTATTGCATACCTTGATGTCGGATCATCAATATTATTGGTTATAACCCTCATCGCCAAATTCATAGTTTTTGTATTTGTGCCGTCTAATGCGGCATATGCTTTCTTCCATATAGGATATTGCAGGCAAAAATGTTTTAACTCGTAGTATCTATGTTTCTCTATCCAATATGGATTCTTTTCTGATAATTCAGCTCTTAATGTTGTTCCCATATAAATCTCCTTTGTGTTTATTACCGCCGGTGATTCTATTCTAGGTTAGAAATGCATAATAGTAAAAACAACCTCGGTGGAAACTAATGCCAAAAAAAAAGACAGTCTATGTTTTCACAGACCGCCCTTCATTTTAACGCTTTACTAAAAATGCTGGTATTTCGATAGATGTTATTTGAGAGTTATTGTTTTTCTCTATAACTAAATTCATCTCTCTTAAAGCAAGATATCGTAAAACTGTTTGACATTCTTCATAATTATTAAAATTTCCTTCTTTGAATTCTGCCATATATCGTTCTACATCCATCCAGTGTAAGAATGTATCTTCTGCTATGTTGTTTCCTTTTCTCTCCATGATATAAATCTCCTTTCATATAACTACATTTTTATTCAAGGTTTTCTCATAAGAGAGATTGTAAATTAAGCGTTCGCCATCTAGTCATAGTCATCTCGCAAGGATAATCCTCATAGTCTATCATATCGCTTGTTATTTTACCTTCTATAACTCCTGTTATTATTCTCGCGTCGTATTGTTTATAAGGAAAAATATTATTGGGAAGATTTCTATGTATACAATTACAAACTGGACATTTGAATCTTTTTACAGTAATGATAGACGCTTTACGATTTTTCGTCCGTACCATTCTTGAAACTTTATCATAATATTTCAAATCACTACCGCAAGATTCACATATGTAATTCATCTTTTTTCACCTCACTGACAAGGTTTATTATACATAAAAATTAAAGATAATGTAGAAAAAGAGTACCTCCTGGTTTCTTCGCCATTTGGTACCCTTGTATTCATTCAAGACATTATATTTAGTAAATAATTAGTAAAATATAAATTTATTGTAAACGTAACATCTATAAAGTCTTATTTTATGGTGATTGTCGAATAATGATAGGCATTTTAATCGATTATAGCTATCATTTATTATCTTGCCTTTCCGTATGCTTCAATTTTTCTATAGTACTGCGTAAAATTATTATCAGACATAGCAACTAATGATACTGCTTCTGATTCAGATATTTTAAATGTATCATTAAAAGCCTGTATAATCTGTGCTCGTGCTTCTTTCATCTGGTTTCCGACACCAAGACTGTTCGCTTCATTATAATATGTATCATATCTGGCAAGTCCTTTTACAAGTGCATTGATTGCCTCCGTTTTCATATCCATTTCCATATAATTCTGATATGATTCATACTGTCTTGTAACATATGTTATAAGCGTTGCCTGTCTGTACAATGTCTCATCACTCTTATTTAATTTCATTCCTGATAATGATTCATAAACTTTTGAATAATCACCATTTTCAAGATTTGTTTTTGCCTTTGAAATTGCTGTTGTATAGCTTACTGTTGTATTAAGAAGTGAAATAAGAACAATCACACTTGCAACAAGTGTAATAAATAACATTATGCTCTTAGGTTTTATCTTTAATATATCTCCAGGCTTTGGTTCCGGCTTTGGCTTTTTCTCTTTCTTAGGTTTTGCAGCTTTCTTAGCTGCTTTTGCATCCTTAGCCTTCTTTTTCTCAGCAGCCTTAACTTCTTTCTCTTTCTTGGCATTTTCTTTTTTAACTGCTGCTGCCGCCTGTTTTTCTTCTTTTTTCTTCTTCTGTTCTTCTATATCTGCAAGTTCAGCTTCTTCTTCCAGTTTATCCTCTTCAGCATTTTTCTTCTTCAACTGGGCAATACGATATTTAAGCTTAGCTATAAGCCCCTTTTTAGGTGCAATATTTTCGTCAAGATTATCTTTGTCACCATACATTTCCTTGATAAGCTGTACATTCTCATCTTTGCTTCTGTCTGGTTCTTCCGGCAAATCATTTTTTTCTGTCTTATCTTCCGATGTATCATCATAAATATCATTATTTACAGAATTTTCATCATCTTGATTGATATTATCAGCAATGTCTGCCCTGTTTTCATCAATGATACTTTCATTTTCCGGCTGTGGTTCTGCATGTGGCTGTAACTCTGCCTGTGGCTCTGGTGCTGACTGTCTGATATCATCATCTTTTCTTACATCATCAACAGATTTTTTAGTTTTATTTGTCTTTACAACTTTTTGTTTAGACGACTTTTCTTTTTTTTCAATATCTAAATCTTCATCTTCTTCATCAAGATTCTCAAAGAAAACACTTTTTATAACAGAAAAAATATTATTTTTCTTTGTCTTTTCTTTCTTCTGTTTTTTCTTGCCTTTTTTTGATGCTTTTGCTGAGTCAGACGCCGTCTCATCATTATCAACAGTATCAACAGCCATATTGACATCAGCTTTTTTTTCGTCAGATTTTTCTTTATTATTCTGATTATTAATGTTGTCTTTTTCTTCCTTCGTGTCATCAAACAAATCATCAACTGATGATGTATCTGTTGTGACCTGCTCTATAATATTATCAAGCCCCATCTGTGAAAGCCTTTTCATATCATCTTCTGAAAGTTCTGGTTCAGAAAAATCCGGTTTTTCATCTAAGCTCATTTATTTTCTCCTCATTCTATAAATACTGCCATTTTAAACATTAAAATTGTATCATACAATAATCAATTTAACAATAAATTACTTTAAAAGCATATCTCGTAATTCTTCAACAAAATCCTTTGCATTCTTATTAATGCCACATGCCCTCTCCCCTATATTTTCAGGAAGCTGGTAAAATTCATCATTAATTCTATACATTTTACTTTTTTGATTAATAAAAACAATTTTCTCAAATGGCCATCTGAAAACATTCGGATGATTAAAATCCT